ATGGTTCACCCATCACTGACTGTGACATGTCAGGATAAGAACCCCAGTAGAACACAACCTTTCAGGCTCAAGAGTCAACGCCGGAAGACCCCTACTACTGTGAAGCACTACAAGTAGCGCAACAAACCTGGTCGCCCCGTAGAGAAAACTACGGTAAGACCATCAGACCACAACCTACTCCCTTCGGATAGAGAACTCAACCTCGTAAGATACGTCGAATACGACATGCCTGCCGCATCTAGCGAACGAGAATTGAAACTCTAACAAAGAAGGTTTCGAGAAGTTGAATGACGACACGATTTGTCTTTCACTTTATGTGTTCTGTAAAGAACTGGGTGTTAACCACACCACGAACCCGGTGACCAACCGGATCCTCAAATCGCCACAGCTCCCCGTATTAGGGGCAGCCGTCGTTCAAGGGCAAGGCGCCTTTGTTCAGCACCGGTGATTGGAGCCGCGGTCCAGTACCTGCCATTCCGATGGAGAGCCATCAAACACTGCTTGCGCAGGTTGAGACTATCCAAAATCTTCTCGGGAAACCTAGCTTTCTCAAAAAGATCCCGGAACGACTTCGAAGTCGACTTGGTACCGAATTCATTCCAAACCGTCGTCAAACGATCAGGTTTACTCAACAAGGTATTAACTTCTTCTTGAAGTTTCCCTGTTTTTTCAATCTTAGAGAGGGGCGTCGTTAAATAAATAATTGACGGCAAATCCCGGAAGATTGATGTATACCGATCTGTAAGATCAGACGGCTCAGCCGCATACTCCACATGGAAGTTGGAATTGATCCAACGATTTGCCACATTCTGAAGTACAATTGTCATTTCAGAGGGCAAACGATCGAAGACAATTCGACCTTCTGTATGCTCCTGCACGATCCATCGCAACTTACGCGCGTCGATCTCGCTAAACGTTCTCTTCTGAGTGTTTACGAGGCCGATCCCACCTAACTGGGCGGGAATGAACCAGGGAACCCCACGAATAGTCGCAGCATCCAACAGAGGCTTAAAGCTTGTTAAAAACTGTTCGTAAACGCGGTCACGGCAGAACTTAGGACAATCCTCCAAAAGTTCCTCGGACATTGAAGCCAAGGATGGGAGAACAGTCTCTACTGATCGTTCCGTGACGGAGTCACCCGTACGTGAGTAGCCTAACATTAGGCCGAAATTGACAAATGGCACCGGCGCAAAGCTGGTAGGCCTAGAAAAGTAACCGGGAGTATCCCGCGCCACCGGACTATAGTCCCAGGGGTGATCCAACTCAAACGAGCTGTCATCATTCCCTCGGGAGGTCCGGACCTGCTGCTCTCCAACATTCTTCCGCCCGTCCTTAAGTTGTGACAGGTCGTAGATGATGAACCCCGGCTTTATCATAAAGCATCGAGAATTCATCTCAACGAATGTTGTAGAGAAGTAAGTCTTCCCAAGAGACTCCTCAAACCCACAGTAAGGGAGGAGTGTGCGCCAGATCTCAAATAATCGGGACGTACCGCGCAGAGCGCAGTCGTCACCGTTAATGAGGAACGGACAATCCCGAAGCCAAAAACGCTTGCGATAGTCGAGCTCTAGAGCCCAACGACATAGCGTTGCATTCAGGATACAGAGGACAGGGAACGATGTAATCGAACCCATTAATTGTCCTGCCTGTTGCAGGTCACTATAGGTGGTTTTCACAGTCTTGCCATTAGGCAGCTTATTAACCTCGCTATAGTTGATGCGATGACCCGTAAGGGAGGCAAGGTACAATCTTGTGAGGTCTGGTCCAAACCCACAATTGTCCGCAATCCGTTGCGCCACAGCTTCACTAAATTCTGAGTCAATCAAATTTGTCGCTTGCGAATAATCGCCCGACAAAAAATACGATTGATGACCTCGCAATTGATTTTGCAAGATCTCTGCCGTGATCGGCGCGCCGATCAATCTAAAGTTTGGTTGCTTAGAAAGCGTACCCCAAGTGAACCGTTGCACCACTTTTAATAGTGTGTAACAGTACATTGGTCCTTTAGAGATCACACGCACCTTAAGTGATTCTGGCAGAGCGACTAACTCAGCAATGAAGCTTTGTCGTTCTTCATCATCATCAGGTAGCTCTTTCTGAACCCCTTCAATAAGAAAGAGTAGAAAGGCATTCCATAACTGGTCAAAAGTCTTCTCAACGGTCTGAACAAGAGGAGTTATCTCACCCTGTTCATTAGTCAGGAGAATCTTCATCCCAGGACGAATCTGATCTTCCATATTTCTAGATAAGTCCAGATCGGAATTCTTGCACCACTTGACCCAGTCATTGTGGAGCGCCCCAAATGCACCTAACATTCCTTTACTTGCGATGTAATTCGCATTGGAACTCGGCACAAATGGGCTGAACTCACGATCACCCAATTCCTTATGGTATTTCCCTGCAGAGGGGAATATCTCATCGACGGTGCGTCTAACCTGTATGAGGAAGTTTTCCTTGGATACGGTTTGTTCCACGTTCTTTATCTCGTCTCCCCAATCGGGGGCGATGATAGGACGAAGAACACGACGCGGCGCCGGCGGTTCAGGTCTCGGGACGGTCAAAATTTCGAAGGTCTTCTGCGTAGATTCGGCAAGGAGAACATTTCCAGGACGAGGGAAAGCGCGCTTACATTGTTTCATCGTAAAGAGGAAACTAAGCTGCTTCTCAGCTGTCCAGGTCGGAAAGACTCCATGCATAAATCGATATGCGCGACCACCTAAAATCAGACCGGGCTTATCCCCGGTTCCAGCCAGCCACTCAGGCACGGCCGGTAATTCGAGTCCGACGTGAAAGGAAAAGAACGCTGCTAGTTTATATTTGAGCAGACTCATCCAGCGATTAGGATGGTTCTTTAGAACATCGTCGAAGCGCTTCGCTGCCTTAGCGAAGTCGAATTGTTCCATCTTCAAACCGAAGATGTCGAACACCTTGCCTATGATACGCAAACTTTGCATCATTGGCGATTCACTCGTAGCTTCCCGTTCCCCCTTTGGGGCTGATACGGAAGAGTTTGCTACGGGACCCCCTTTCCTCCCAACATCATTATTGATGGAGAGGCGGGTACCATTGGTCTGGCGTTTAAGCTTCATTGGCTTCTGCGTTCCAGAGTTAACGCGATTGTTTTTTTGATCTTTA